CGCGGCCCAGCAGCGCATCGCCGACCTGGAAGACACCATCGCCGAGCGCACCGCCGCCGAGGCCGTGGCCACCGCCTTGCGCGAGCGTCTGATCGAGCCGGCCAAACAGGACTGGGCGCGCGGCTATGCCCGGCAGGACCCCCAGGGCTTCCAGACCTATCTGAAGGGCTGCACCCCCATCGTCCTGACGCGCGATGCGGCCAACCCATCGGCGACCGATCCCGCCGACGGCGACTTCGAGGCCCTCGTCACCCAGACCATGAACACGGAGCAGATGAGTCGTGCGGCGGCCATGATGGCGGTCGCCCGCACCCACCCCGCGGCGCACCGCGCCTGGATCGACGCCACCCAGCCCCAGACGCACCGCGCCTGAGCCCTGATCTACAGCCCGGTAGGGTACGCCTTGCGTACCCTACACATGACCACCAGAGACCGGACACCATGAGCGAGAATGCAGGCTACAAAGCCTTTACGGCGGGCACCGACCTGGCCGCCGGGCGGCGGGTCAAACTCCAGAACGCCACCACCACCACGCCCCCCCAGGTGGTCTATGCCGGGGCCGGGGAACAGCACCTGGGCGTGACCACCCGCGCGGTCGCCAGTGGCGCGCTGGTGAGCGTGCGTCTGCGCACCGTGCCCGGCTCGGTCGAGATCGAGGCCGCGGCCAGTTACGCCGTCGGCGCGCTGCTCTATGGCGCGGCGGACGGCAAGGTGTCCGGGACCGCGGTCGGTTCAGCCATCGGGGTCGCAGTCGAGGCCGCGGCCAGCAGTGGCGCCCTGGTGGAGGTGGTCGAATTCGGCGTGCTCAGCACCACCGCCGCTACCGTGTCGATCGCCGACACGGGCAGCTTCACCGCGACCGGGACCGTCGAGGCCGCCCTGGCCGAGATCTATCAGGGGCTGCTCTCGACCCAGCACATCCACCGCATCCCCATGGGCAGTCTGGTCCTGGGCAGCACCGGCGCCCCGTTGGCGGTGTTTGCCGACGGCGCCTCCGCGACCCCCGGCCTCGAACTGACCAACAGCAAGGCCATCTGTGTGCGCTGGAATAACCATGCCACCCCGACCCCGGTGGGCGTGGCCGTCGCCTGGCCCAAGGATATGGACGAGACCAAGGACGTGGTGTTCCATGCCCTGGTCTCCAAGACCGGCGCGACCGCGGGCGATGCCACCTCCTTGACCATCGCCGCCTATGAGCAGATTCCCAACGCCCTGCACGATGCCGACACCAACTTCGGCGGGGTCTCCACCGCCGTCACGGCCACCGCGATCGCCAAGACCGTCACCGAGCTGACCCGCACCCTGGCCGCCGTGGATGTGCATGCCCCGCCGGGCAGCGTCACGCTGCTGTTCGGCCCCACCGCCGGCACCCTGGGCACGGATGATTTCCTGCTGCACAACGCCTGGCTGGAATACACGCCCAAGCTGCTTACGAGCTAGCAGTGAGGGGAGAGAAGTGAGATGTGAGAGAAGGCACCCTCTCACCCCTCACCCATCTCCCTCTCACTCCTCACTTCTCGCCACTCACATCTCATCCCAGGAGCCCCCATGCCCGTCTCTCCCTCCACGACCGCCAGTGTGGCCGAACTCCGTCATGATCTCGGGGTGGTGGCCTATGAGCGCCTGCTCGGTTCGGCCGCGGCCGGCCATATCGGGCTGCAAGTGCTGCCGCTGTTCCGTTCGGCCATCAGTTCCGCCAAGTTCCCGCGCATCCCGAAGGACGTGGGCCTGAAGGCGGTCGACGATGCGCGCGGCGCCGGCGGGCATTACAACGAGATCGACTGGCGCTTCGAGATGTCCAGCTTCGATACCGAAGACCGCGGTCTGGTCGGTTATATCGATGACCGGCTGCGCGCCCTCTATAGCACCGTGATCGAGGTCGAACAGGCCACCACCGACACCGTGACCGATCAGATCCTGATGGCCCATGAGCGCCGGGTCGCGGACCTGGCCATCGCGTCGGTCGACAACGCCGCGGCCGTGCCCTGGAATACCGCCGCGACCGCGACCCCCAAGGCCGATATCGACACCGCCAAGGCCGCCTTCCGCACCGCCTCCGGGCTGCTGCCCAATGCCCTGGCCATGAGCCTGACCGCCTTCTGGGCGCTGGTGAACACCACCGAGGTGAAGACCGCGCTTCAGTACACCGCCCCCATCCAGATGGGTGGTTTCGAGGCGCAGCGCGCGGCCATGGCGGCCTATCTGGGGGTCGATCAGATCCTGGTGGCGGGGGGCATGAAGGACACCACCCAGAAGAACAAGGCCGCCGTGCTGGCGGACATCTGGAACCCGGCCTATGTCCATCTGCTGCGCCTGAGCAATGGCTCGACCAATGCGCTGGAACCCTGCTGGGGCCGCACCATCCTGTGGACCGGCGGCGCCGCGGACATGCTGACGGTCGAGACCTACCGCGACGAACCACGCCGCGCGGATGCAGTGCGGGTGCGCAACGACTATTGCCTGTTCGTGCAGTACGCCGTGGCCAAGTACACCCTCAACAACATCATCGCCTGACGCCATGCGTGCCCGCCGCTCCTGCCTGCTGCTCGCCGCCCTGCTCGGGGCGGCGCCCGCCTGGCCGGCCCAGGTGCACTTGCCGGCCCCCAGTACCGGCGCCGGCCGGCTGGGGGGGGTGCGCGCCAGCGTGCGGCTGGTGGATACGGCGGGAAACCCGGCGATCGCCTTCAACAGTACCCAGCTCGCCACCGAATACAGCACCCTGGAGGTGCCGAGCGCGGGGCTGACGCTGACCCTGGCCCCGCAGGACGCCCTGGCGCTCCCGGGGGGCGGGGCGACCTGGTACAAGATCGTGCTGCAATGGCCCGGCGGGTCCGAGACCTACCGGGTGCAGGTGGCCGACGCACCGGGCGTGCAAGAATTGCGCGACCTGGTGGCGGCCCAGGAGATCCTTGGGGCGACCCTGGTCGAGGAACTGATCGCGGCGATCCAGGCCGACCGCACCCAGACTGGGTTGGATGCCCAAGCCACCGCGGCCGACCGGGTGCAGACCGGGTTGGATCGCACCCAGACCGGCCTGGACGCCCAGGCCACCGCGGCGGATCGGGTGCAGACCGGGGCGGATCGCGCCCAGACCGGGTTGGATGCTCAGGCCACCGCGACCGACCGGGTACAGACCGAAGCGGATCGGACCCAGACCGGCTTGGATGCCACGGCGACCGCCGCCGATCGGGTGCAGACCGGCTTGGATCAGACCCAGACGGGCCTGGACGCCCAGGCCACGGCGGCCGACCGGGTACAGACCGGGGCGGATCGGGTACAGACCGGGCAGGATGCCCAGGCCACGGCGGCCGATCGGGAGCAGACCGGGGCGGATGTGGTCTCGGCCAATGCCGTAGCGGCCGACCTCGACCAGCGCGGGTTGGATGCGGAGGCCCTGGCCGCGGCGGTCGCGGCGACGGCGGCTGACCGGGTGCAGACCGGGGCGGACCGCGCCCAGACCGGGTTGGATGTCCAAGCCACCGCGGCCGACCGGGCACAGACCGGGGCGGATCGGACCCAGACCGGGTTGGATGCCACGGCGACCGCCGCCGATCGGGTGCAGACCGGGTTGGAGCGCTCCCAGACGGGCCTGGACGCCCAGGCCACCGCGGCCGACCGGGTGCAGACCGAGGCGGATCGGGTGCTGACCGGACAGGATGCCGCGGCGACCGCGGCGGATCGCCTACAGACCGGGGCGGATGTGGTCACGGCCAATGCGGTGGCGGCCGACCTCGACCAGCGCGGGTTGGATGCGGAGGCCCTGGCCGCGGCGGTCGCGGCAACGGCGGCCGATCGGGTCCAGACCGGGGCGGATCGCACCCAGACCGGCCTGGATGCCCAGGCCACGGCGGCGGATCGGGTGCAGACCGGGGCGGATCGCACGCAGACCGGCCTGGACGCGATCGCTACCGCGGCCGATCGGGTGCAGACCGGAGCGGATGCCCAGACCACCACCGCCGACCGGGTGCAGAGCGGGCAGTATGCCCAGGCCACGGCCGCGGACCGGGCACAGACGGTACTGGACGCCGCGGCGACCGCGGCCGATCGGGTCCAGACCCGTGCGGATCGCACTCAGACCGGCCAGGATGTCGCCGCCACGGCGGCGGATCGGGTGCAGACCGGGTTGGACCGGACCCAGACCGGCCAGGATGTCGCCGCCACGGCGGCGGATCGGGTGCAGACCGGCGCGGACGCGATCGCGACGGCGGCGGATCGGGTGCAGACCGGGTTGGACCGCACCCAGACCGGCCAGGATGTCGCCGCCACCGCCGCGGATCGGGTGCAGACCGGTGTGGACACGACCGCGACCGCGGCGGATCGGGTGCAGACCGGCCTGGACGTCGCGGCCACCGCCGCCGACCGGGTGCAGACCGGGTTGGATGTCGTGACCACCACCGGCGTGGCCGCGGACCTCGACCAACGCGGGCTGGATGCCGCGGCCCTCGCTGAGGCCGTGGCGGCGACGGCGGCCGATCGCGTGCAGACCACCCATGATCGTGAGCTACTGAACAGCCACGTCTACTGGGTGAGTGAATTCGTGTGGGGCATCGACGATCGCGCGGTGCCCTTCACCAGCTCCATGACGCTGCGCAGCCCGATCGCCGGGCTGCTCGCCGGCATGGTCTGTGATGTCCAATCGGCGCCGGTGGGCGGGGATATCGTGCTCGACCTGTGGGCCGGTTCTCCGGCCGCCTCGGTCTATCCCAGCGGGCAGAATCCGCGGATCGTGGCGGGTGGCACCTCCACCCTGCCGGGCACCCCCGAGACGCTCGCCGACCCCGTTGCGATCGCGCTCCGTGGCCCCTACACGATGAAGATCCTGAGCGCTCCCGGCGATCATCAGTGTCAGATGATCCCGACGGTCGGCGAGCTACCCGCCTCGACCCTGACGCCGATTGGCCTGTGCCTGGTCGTGACCGCCAATATGCACAAGTGGGTCCGCACCCAGGTGTGGTCCCTCATTGATATCTATTGGTCCGGCGCGGTCTCGACCTACGCCGCGCTGCCCACCAGTAATCCGCCCGCGGTCGGTGGCAAGGTGGCCGTCCTCGATACCAAGCGCACGTATCAGTGGACGGGCAGCACCTGGACGGATCTCGGTGTCAACTTCGCCGGCTCCGTCGCGATTGCATCCGAACTGCCCTACAGCGGCACCGTCGGCGATTATTGGATCAATTTATATGACAACCACCGCTGGCAGGTGGTGTCCGACCCCTGGGTCGATACCGGGGCGGTGGGCGATCCGGGCCGGGGGCTGTCCTGTAGCGTCTATGTATATCCGCAGGTGGATTGATCTATGGACCTCTATCGTTTGCCCGCCGGGACGCCGGCCCCGCCGCCACCGGCCGATCCGGACGCCCCGCGCGGCTACTGGGAGGCCCTGCGGGACGAGGGCCAGGTGGAACTGATCCACGACCCCGCTGACCCGGCCCAGGCCCCCTTGGGCTATGCCGCGCCGGTGGTCGAGACCCGCGCCGGACGGGAGGTGGCCGTCGCCTACGCCCTGGGCACCCCCGAGGAGCGCGCCGCGGAACGGCTCCGCCAATGGCGCGAGACCGCCGTCCTCGGCCCCTTCGAGGCGCGGGCGGCCTTGCTGGCGACCGGCCAGCTCACGGCCGTCGAAGCCCTGATGGCCGACCCGGCGACCCCCGACCTGGTACGCCTGGCCTGGACCACGAGCACGGTGTTTCCGCGTACGTCGCCGGCCATCGCGGTGCTGGGCGCGGCCTTGGGGTGGAGCGAGGCGCAACTGGACGCCCTGTTCCAGGCCGGCGCAACGCCCCATGTCATGGCCCAACTGGCCGCGGCCGTACCGGCCCCGGCACCTGAAACACCGCCTGAACCGCCGCCGGCCGAGCCGCCGGCGGACGATCCACCCGCTGACCCTGAGTGTGTAGGGTACGCCGAGCGTACCCTACTGGAGTCCCCCGTATGAGATTAGCCCCCATGATCCTGCTCGCCCTGGCGCTCCCCGGCGTGGCCGCGGCCCTGCCCCCGACGGGCGAGGCGCTGGCGTGGCGTACCCTCAATACGGACAACTCCGCCCGCACCCTAGAACCGGCCCCAGAGGGCCAGGAATGGCGCCAAGCCTGCTCGTGTCGCCAACCCTATGAAGGGGCCGACGGCGAGCTGTACCGGCAGTGTCTCTGTACCGCGCCCAGCCTGGCGCCCCCGGACCTGCAAGCGCCCCTGTCCTGGATCGTGCAGCGCGCCGCGCCCTTGGCGGCGCAGCGCACCCTGGCAGGTACGCCATGAGCGGGCGGACGCGCCGGCCCCATGCGGTGCTCGACCGGCTACGCCTGGCGTGCGGTATCTACTCGGATGCCGTCCTGGCCGACCGACTGGGCCTTGACCCGCTAACCCCGCGCGACTGCCGCCGCGATGGCCATGTGCCCTATGGCGCGATCGTCACCGCGGTACGGGCGGGGACGCTGACGGTGGACCTGCACTGGTTGCTGACCGGCACGCCGTACGCGCGGCCGGCGCTCACTCCTCACTCCTCTCCCCTCACCCCTCATCCGGAGGACGTATGACCCCCTGGTGCACCCCGGCCGACCTGGTGGCGTCCGAAAACGACCTGAATCTGCTGGCGGGTCTGGCCGGCCCCACCGACTGGGAGCCGGTCTCCGGGGCGCAACTGCGCACCGCCGTGGCCGACCCGGCCGCCGCCGACCCAGCCACCACCCTGGCCGTGGAGCGCCTGGCGCGGGCCTGTGCCGAGGCTAACGCGATCACCGATGGCCATCTGGCCGCGCGCTGGCCCAACGGACTGGACCCGGTACCGGCGATCGTGCGCTCGGCCGCGGTCGGGCTGGCCCTGGAGGACATGCTGGGCGCTCGCCATGGGGACCCGAGCGGCCCCTTCGCCGGCTGGATACGTCGGGCCGCGACCGCGCGCAAGACGCTGGCGGCCCTGCGCGACGGGGCCTTGACGCTCGGTTTACCGGCCGTCAGCACCCCGTCAGCGATCCGTTATCAGGCCGCTGAACGGCTGGTGACGGCCGACACCTTGGCGGGGATGGGCTGATGTTCCTGGACCCGGCCTGGGTGGTCACCGTCCTGACGCCGTTGCTGAGCCTGCCCGCCCACCCGGTGCGGCAGGTGCAGGTACTCGGCTCCCCCCGGCGGTCGCAACCCGGGCAGGTCATCCTGAACTATCCCACCCTGTCGGTGGTGCCCACCAGCAGCACGATGGCCGGTCCCCCGGGCCGGACCGCGGGACGGACCCTGACCTCGACGTTCGACATCCTGTTCAGCGTGGAGCAGCTCGCCGCCGCGGATGTGAGCGCGTTGGCGCTGATCGGCACCTATCGCCGGGCCGTCTACGACCTGCTGGAAGGGCTGCGACCCTCCGCGGACTGGGGGCCGGTGCTCTATCAGCGCGGTCAGTTGCTCAGCATCGAGCCCCCTGTATTCACTTGGATCGACAGCTACGCTGCCGAGCGGGGCCTGTCGACCTGCCCACACATGTATCAAGAGGTTTAAGGACCATGACCCAAGTTTCCGGCGCCAATTGCAAGGTCGGGCTGTTCGACGAGACCACCTGGGGCGTGACCCCCTCCTCCTCGCCCGCCGGGCGCGTGTGCTATTTCACCTCGCTGGACATCAGCCCCAACCAGGCGCTGACCAAATCACAGACCATCGGCCAGAGCCGTGGCGTGCGGCGCTCGGCGCGTGGCAACCTGGCGCCGGGCGGCACCCTCAATGCCGAGGTCGCCCCGGAGAACATCGGTTACTGGCTGCGCCATCTGCTCGGCACCCCGACCACGACCGGTACCGGTGACCCGGCCGCGGCCCCCTGGACCCATGTGTTCAAGCCTGCCACCCTGCCGGAAGGCTTCACGCTGGAAAAGGACTGGACGCCGGAGATTACCGGCAAGACCGAACTCTTCGCCGGGTGTCGGCTGACCAAAGGCAGCCTGAAGATCCCCTCGTCCGGGTTCGTGATGCTGGCCCTGGACGTGCTCGCCAAGTCCCATACCATCGGCGCGGCGGCGCTGGACTCCGGTCTGACCGACCCGGGGAATAACGGCTTTTCGGCCTACGAAGCCACCGTCAAGATCGACGGGTCCGCGGTCTGCACCGTCTCGACCGCCGACTTGACCATCGACAACGCCATGAACGGCGACCTGTATACCCTCTGCTCGGGCGGTCAGCGCTATGCCTTGCCCGAGGGCCGCTGCGCGGTGGCTGGGTCGCTGGAACTGGTGTTCGACTCCTTCACCCTGTTGGAGAAGGCCATCGCCAATACGGCCATCAGTATCGAGCTGATCCTGACCAAGGGTGCCGGGGACGGCACGGCCGGGGACGAGAAGCTGTCCTTCCTCATTACCGACGCCGATATCATCCACACCTCCCCCCCCATCACGACCGAGAGCGGCATCATGCTGCCGCTGTCCTTCGAGGCCTTTGCCGACGGGGCCGACCTGGGGATCGAGGTCACGCTCAAGAACATGATCGCCGCGGGGTCGCTCTGATGTTCCGTCTCTCGCTCACCACGCCGCCCACCACCTGGTTTCCGGCCCGCGTGCCGGTAGACGGGGCTATCGTCGAGGTGCCGGTGCGCTTCCGCCTGCTCGATACCGACCAGGCCGCGCAGGAGACCGCCCGGCGCCTGCGCCTGATCAGCGCGATCCAGGCGGACACCCCGGACACCCATGAGATGATCCTGGCCGAACTGGACCCGGCCGAACTGGCGCGCATGCGCGACCTGCTCGCCCAGCACATCCTGGACTGGGACATCGAGGACGCCGACACCGGCCATCGGGTGCCGGTCAATGCCGAGACGCTGGCCGTGGTCCTGCGCATGGTGCAATTCCTGCGCCCCCTCTGGACGGCGCTGTTGGATGCGAGCACCGAGGTCGGGTTAAAAAAAACCTCCTCGACTGGCTCGACTGGTACACCGACACCGGACCCCGCGCCCAGCGCCGGGGGCCAGCCGGACCCGGAGCCGCACACGGGGCCGGCGCCAGCGACTGCGACGGCTGTATGAACCAGCGCGGCGAGCGCACCTGGTGCCCATCCTGTGCCGCCCCTGAGCTGCTGCCCGGGGCGGTCCCGGTGGTGCAATGCTTCCTGGACCTGCTGCCCGCCTGGCGCTCCGGGCAGGGCGGCCAACCCGGGTTCGAGCGGTCCGCGGTCCCGGCCGTGTTGCGCCTGCACGGCCTGGCCAGCGCCTCCTGGACCACCGTCTGGGGCCATCTGGCCCTGCTGGAGCGCCGGCTACGGGTTATTCTGGACCAGCGCGAGCAGCGCGAGCGGGGACTGCAAGCCGCCCGCCAGGCCGCCGCTGAGGCCCTCGCCAAGCGGTCCAGCCGCGGCCAGGGGAGGTAACGATGGCCGGTGACATGACACTCGCGATCCGCATCAATGCCGACGGTTCGGCGGCAGTAACGGGTATTCGACGAGTTGAGGACTCGACCAAACAGCTTGGCAAACAGGCCAAGGAGACCGGGCAACTGCTCGGCGCCATGAGTGATGAGCTGAAAGGCTTGGCCGCCGGGGCGGGCGTGACCGGGCTGGCTATGGCCATCCGCCAGATCGGGCTGACCGGGGATAGCCTGCGCTCCATGGGCACCTCCATCAAGCAACTCTCAGGCAATGCCGGGGGCTTCCAGGATCTCTATCAGTACGCCCAGAAACTGGGCATCGGACTGACGGATGCCCGTGACCAGCTCAATCAGTTTGTGCCTGCCCTCAGCAAGGTCGGGCTCGGTTTCAAAGACTCGATCCAGTTCGCCACCGACCTGACCAGCGCCATGCGCGTCTATGGGGTGCAGGGCCAGGCCGCCGCCGCGGTGACACTCCAACTCGGACAGGCCCTCTCGGGTGGTGTGCTGAATGGCGATGAACTCACCGTCATTGCCCAGAATGCCGGCGGGCTGGGCGTCCAGCTCGAAAAGATCATCCAGCGCATCCTCGGCACCAATGAATCACTGAAAAAGCTCGGCGAGCAGGGCCAACTCACCTCCGCGGTGGTGGCCGCCGCCTTCCAGGAGTTGTTTGCCGACCTGCGACCCAAGTTTGCCGAAATCCCGCAGATGTTGGAGCAACAGGAAAGCCGCTTCGCGAATGCCGCTCAGCGGATGTTTGCCGCGGTCGATCAAAAGCTGAAGCTGTCGGAGATGTGGCAGTTCTATACCAGCCTGGGCGCGGCTGGCCTTGAGGTGCTGGGGGATCGCCTCAGCGGTTCTCTGGCGCCGGCGTCCATGCGCCTGACGAAAGACCCGGCGACCGGCGCTCCGCTTGTCTCGACAGCAAGAAGCGAACAAGACCGCTTCAACGAGCTGGTCGGGCAGCGGATGGACCTGAAAGGCCAACTCGGTCAGCAAAACCAGCGCCTGCAAGACCTCCTTCCAGGGGAGGGCATCAAGCCCGGCGCCTCCAGAGATCTGGCCGTCGTCCGGGCCGAGATCAAAGACACCACCGCCCAGCTCACCCAGGTCGAAACCGAGATTCGCCGGATTCAGGACGCCGCCAAAGCCGGGGTCACCAGTGGGGCCAAGGATGCCTCCCAGGCCGCCAAAGACAGTGCCGCCGCCGCCTGGCAAAAGGTTCGGGAGCAATACGACAAGTCGGACAAGGCCGCGCGTGACTTTGCGGACGGGGCTAAGGTCGTCAACAACCAACTGGCGGCGGGCGACATCACCCGTGAGAAGGCCATCGAGCAACTGCGTTGGCTCAAGACCGTGACCCTAGACGCCGCGGAAGGAACCGGTAAGCTCACCAAGGCCCAACAGGCCCAGGAAGCGACGCTGGAGGAGTATGCCAGCCGGGTCGCCGCGGTGCTCAAGCTGGGCGCGGCACAAAAACAGACGCTGATCGATATCCTGCCGGTCGTCGACGAGATGGCCCAGCGCTATGGCGTGGCGCGCGAGGCGATCCTATCCGTGATCAATGCCGAATCGCGCTTCCGGCCCAATGCCGACTCCGGCAAGGCCAAGGGGTTGATGCAGATCACGCCGCCGACGGCCAAGGACCTGGGCGGCCGGTTAGGGATCGATCCGCAAGCCATCCTGACCGACCCCAAGGCCAATATCGAGGCCGGCACTTCCTATCTGGCCCGGCTCATGGAGCAATTCGGGAGCCTGCCCAAGGCCCTCTGGGCCTACAACGCGGGGCCTGCGCGGGCCCAAAGCGGCACCCTCCCCGACGAGACGAAAGCCTATATCGATGAGTCCGACCAGAAATCCCCCCTGTGGGCGCTGAATAAGCTGATCCCGCTGGCCGAACAGGGTGGGCGTGCTTTCCGTGATGAGTTGGCGCAAGGGGTCGAGGAGAGTCGCAAGGCCCTGGCGGCGGGCGTGCAAGCCATCTATCAGGCCGACGACGCCTATACCGCGGCACTCAAGCCGGTAGACGATTTCGTCCGCTCCCTAACCGACCAACGCCAGTCACTCAGCCAGACCGCTGAGGAGCAGGCGCGCGCCAATGCCGCCCTGGTGATCAACAACCAGCTCCTGGAGATCAACACCCGCCAGGCCGAAGCCGCGCGGGCCGCGGCGCTCGACGCCGTGCAGACTGGCAAACGGGTTGACATGACCCAGGTCGATGCCTATACCCGCGCCCGTGACACCATCACGCAACGCCGCGCGGGGATCATCGACCAGGCGGGGAGTACCGCCCGGGAGCAAGACGCGAGCAAGGCGCGGATTGCCGACATGCAGAACAGTACCGATCGGGTCGCCGATGCCGCCCGCGATATGGGCCGGGCCTTTGGCGACGCGTTCGGGCAGATGGCCCAAGGGGGCGTCACGGCCCGCTCCGTGATGGAATCCCTGGTCCAGCAGATCGAACAGATCGTGATTCAACTCCTCATCGTCCAGCCGATCGCCGAGGCCGTGGGCAATGCCCTGAAGAGCGCTTTTGGCGTCTCCGGTGCATCGCCTGCCAGCGGTGCGGCCCAGGCGGCCGGCTCCATGGCGATGTCTGGCATCGGCTCATGGCTCGGGGGTCTCTTTGGCTTCGCCCAGGGCGGGGTCGTGCTGTCCGGGGTCGGTCAAGGCATCATCACCGCCCCCACCCTGTTCCCGCTGGCCATCCCCGGCCATCATCGCTACGCCCAGGGCACCGGCTTGATGGGCGAGGCCGGCCCCGAGGCCATCCTGCCGCTCACCCGCATCGGTGGTGACCTGGGGGTAAAGGCCCAACTGGCCCAACCGGCCGTCAACGTCACGGTCAACAACCTCCCGGGGCAGGATGCGCGCACCCAGTCGGACGGCCAGGGCGGCATCACCATCGACATCATCCGCGCCGTGATCGCGGACGATTTCCGCCGCGGGGGTACCGACGTAGCCCGGGCCGCCGAGGGCGCCTATCCAGGACTGCGGAGGGGCCGCTGATGACCCTCTCCGCCGAGCTACAGGAGCGCTACAGCACGGAAGTCGCCATCGACTGGCACAACGCCTTCATCCTGTCGCATCCAAAGGCCACCACGCGCTACCTGATCGACCACTATGAAGAGGTCGAGGCGTATGTCGACATCGACACCAACGGCGACGGCAAAGGACCGATGGTCCTGTTCCTGCCGGTCCCGGCCCAGATCGAGATGCCGACCCTGGACGATAGCGGCAACCAGGACCTGCGTATCGTCTGGTGCGGTATCCAGGGCGAGGCCAAGGCGTTCCTGGACCAGGCCATCCAAGACCCATCGTCCCCGGTCTCCTGCCGCCACTCCATTTATATAGAGGGTGACCCCCTGCCGCAGTCCTACCCCTGGACCGAGTTCTACCTGTCCTCGGTGACGATCACAGAACAGGGGGTCTCGGTGACCGCGAGCCGTTCCGACATCCTGAACCACATGTTTCCCACCGAGGTCTACCGCGTGGACAAGTTCCCGGGAGTGCGCCGGACATGAAGACCACCCGCGACGACTGGGCCGACCTCATCCGCCCCCTGCTCGGCGCCCCCTTCGCCTGGGGCGGTCGCGGGCCGGAGGCCTATGACTGCTGGGGCGTGGTGGCGGCCGTCCTGACCGGGCTGGGCCGGCCGGTGCCGGGCGACTGGATCAGTGACCAGGCCGGCGCTTGCCGCATCATGGAGGCCGAGGTCCGCTCGCCGCGCTGGCGTCATCTGCTGTCCCCGATCACCGGCGCCGTGGTGGCGATGAGCACCCGTCAGGCGATCCACCATGTCGGTATCGTTACCCCCTTCGGCATCCTCACCACCACCGAGGCCCTGGGGGTCATCGTCGCGCCCGAGGGCACCCTGCGCCGGCAGGGCTACCACCGCATCGAGTATTACCAGTGGGTCGGTCCATGGGCCGGATAGTCGTCACGTGCAACCCCTTTGCGCCGGGCGAGGCGCGCTGTTTTGCCCATACCGGGCCGTTGATCGCGTTCCTGCTGCGGGTCTTCCCCCACGGCTTCCACGGCCCCCATGTCACGGCCCTGAACCTGAAGCGGCTGCCCGTCGCCGATTACGACACCGTGCTGGGCGATACCGACCTGGTGACGATTGCCATTGCCCCCGCGGCCCCGGCCTTGGCCCTGGTCCCGGTCATCGGCAGTTGGTTCGCCGCCGGCACCGCGGGAGCGCTGATCGTCAACGCGGCGGTCGGCTTCGGGGTGTCCTACGGCCTCTCGAAGCTCATCAGCCCCAAGGCCAGCAAGCCCGCCGCGCCGTCCTACGCCCCGCAGAGTCAGGGGGCTATCGCGGCCGTCAACGGGGCCACCTCCCCCGGCACCGTCTATTCCTTCAACGGCCAGCTCAACACCGTGCGCGTCGGCCAGACCATCCCGGTGGCCTACGGCACCAACCGCCTGGTCCCGGATCTCATCAGCCAGCCGTATTATTTCTACGATATCCGCGCCGGCATGGATCAGTCTCAATTTGCCGTCCTGTTCCTGTGCCTCGGGCAGGGGCTGTTCGACGTGCATTGCGTGCAGGTGGGCGGGCGCGAGTACGATTCTTCTCATCACGCCCTGGGGGTCGTGCAATATGCCCTGGTCCCGCCCAGCGCTCACCAGCGCACCTTTGGCGTGCTGCAAGGGGCACGGCCATTCTGGTATTTCTACGAGAACGTCTATACCGCCCCCGAGGTCTCGGACCAGGAATTGGCCGACCAGTCGGCCGGCGATGGGGGCGAGGATGTGGAGGGGCCGGTCATTGGCCCTTTTGTGGTCGTGCCGACCGGGCACTGGGGGGCTGAGTGGCTGATCTATGACCTGGTGTGGCCGAACGGATGCTATACCCAGGAGATCATCGGCAATCCGGGTACCGGCGAGCGGACGCCGACCGGCCAGACTATCCCCTACTACAATCGCATCAAGTTCATGGCCTACGAGATCGACGAGGACGGCAATCGCACCGGCGCCTCATCGTATTTCTGGCATTCAGAGTGGATCTGCTCGACCACCCCGCAACGCCGCACTATCACGCACCCGGTTCAGGAGCAAGTCTCCGGCCTGCGCCGCTGGGAGGTGACAGCGCAACGCATGCGCACCAAGATGCGCGACGCGGGCAGCCAATCGTCGGTCTACTGGACCGCGGCCCGGTCGGTGCTGGCGCCCAAGAGCCCGGAGTATGGCCAGAACATCTATGGTGACGTCACCCTGATGGCCATCAAGATCAAGGCGTCCGAGGGTATTCCGTCGGACGTGCATACCCGCATCCGGGTCTGCGCCACGCGCCTGGACGGCTCCGGGGCAAACCTTAAGCATCCGCTCGACTGCTTTTCCGATGTCTTCACCAACCCGGTCTATGGCGGTCGCCGCCCGGCGGCTGAACTGGACGCCCCGACCCTGGCCACGCTCAAGACCCGCTGGGGGGCGCCCACCTTCGACGCCGTGTTCGACCAGTCGACCACCATCTGGGACGCCCTGCACCTGGTGATCCAGAAGCAACACGCCATCCCAATCACCCTCGGCTCGACCCTGAGCATCGTCGAGGACGCCCCGCACACCATTCCCCAGGCCACGCTCAATACCGATCAGCTCAAGAGCCTGTCCATGGCCCACATGTTCTTCGACTCGCGCGACTATGATGGGGTCGAGGTCGAATACCGGGACCCCAAGGACAACGCCCCGCAATATGCCCTGTGGCCGGAAGCGGCCGTGAACCCTGACAAGATGGTGCTGTGGGGGTGTCGCAACCGCCCCGAGGCGGAAGCCTACGCCAAGCGCTTCTGGAAACAGACCCGGCTTCGGCGCCGCATGGTGACCGCCGAGACCGAGCTGGACGGGCGTAATTTCTGGATCGGCCAGGCCATTGCGATCAGCCACCCGCTACTGAGCGCGACCGCGGCCGTGCTGTGCATCGTCTCGCGCATTCGCCCGGTAGATGAGGTGGTGACCGCGCTCGAGCTCTTTGTCTATGAACACGAGGTTTACACCTGATGGCCGTTTTCTTCCACCTGGACCTGTTGGTGGCCGTGCATACCGAAGTGCTGGCGCAAATCGACGCCGAGACCGGCGCGGCCAGTGTCAAAGTGTACGACGCGGGCGATGTACTACTGGCGACCCTGCCGCTGGATGACCCGGCCGGGACCGTGACCCCCGGCACCGGTCAACTGGTACTTTCCCCCGACGCTCCATCCACCTGGCAGGGCAACGGCACGGCGGACTATGCCACGCTGTGCGATGGGGCCGGCAAGGCTCTGATGGCTCTGCCGTGCTCACAAGGCAGCTCGCCCGTGGCCGACACCTTCGTCCTGACGACCCTGACCGCGGTCCTCAACGCCCCGGTCGCCCTCCTGAGCGCGACCATCGGCTGATCCATGGCTGATACCTGGCTGTCTGCTGCACGGGTCATCGGCTCGGTCTGTGTCACCGGTGGTGGCGATGTCGGACGGCTGTCCGCTGCACGGGTCATCGGTCCGGTCAGTTTGTCCGGCACGGCGCCGGCGCCAGGGGGCCGGCTGTCGATCGCGCGGGTCATTGGCCGCGTAGCGGGCCTGGGAGCCGGATCAGACGAGGCCCGCCTGTCGGTCGCGCGCGTCATCGGCCATGTGCGGCTGCGCGCCAGCAACGGCGCCGACCCATGGACCGCGGCAGGCTTTCCGGTTCCCCGCACCGGCGGCTATCAGCTCACCCACGGCCACGCCCTGGTCCGCACCGCCATGGAGTCTGGCGCCACCCGCCAGCGCGCCCGCTGGCTGACCGGCTACCACCAGTGCACCGCCACCTTCACGCTGGCCAGCACACAACTGGCTGACCTCGAAGCGTTCCTGGAGGCGGTGGATTATGCCTGGTTCGGTATGCCCGTCGCCGTCCTGGACACCTGCGACCTACGGCGGGTGCGGGTCATCGACAACCCTCGGTTCAGTGCCGCCGGACCGGCCCTCATCGAGGTGTGGCTCAAGTTGGAGATCGCCCCATGAGTGACTGGTCTGACGCCGGCTTGCCCGCCCCGCAGGAATCCGGCTATGGGTACGCCATCGACGCCGGCCTGCTCCGCACCCCGTTCGACGCCCCACAACCGCGCCAACGCCGTAAGCACCGCCAGCACCTACGTACCTTCGACCTGACGTTTGTCCTCGCCGCGGCCCAGCTCGACACCGCGCTAGCCTTCATCATAGCACACGGCTATGACTGGTTCACCATCGAGCTGATGTCCGGAGCTGGCGCGGTCAACCACACCGTGCGGCTGGTCGACAAGCCCTCGATCCGCTCGACCCAACCGGGTGACTTCCTCCTCGCCTGCAAAGCCGAGGAGCAACCGACTCCAGTCCCATCGCTCTCGCCGACCAATTTCGCCACGCTCCCACCTCCAGGCCATTGGGCAAGCGATGGCTGTACCGGCTACACCTATATCGAGCCGCCGCCCCCGCCACCACCCACGCCGGGACTTTTCATCCTGCCAGCCGGCTACACCCTCGAACCCAACCCCAGCCGGATCGTCGCCGGGACCCTCATCGCCACCGTCGGGACCTGGCGGCTGTTCCGCGACACGTCCTTCTCGACCGGTGTCTACCGCGACGGCATCTGCACCCAGTACCAAGGCACCGACTACACCGCCTGCATGTGGTATGAGGCCGATGCATCCAGCCATCCTTCAGCGGTTTACGGCAAGATAGGGGATGGCGAGTTTGCTCAGGTAGCCGATTGGCCCTATGAGACGGGCTTCTGTTGGTACATGAAAGGAGTGTTGGTCGGGGTCGTGCGAACTTTCCACCCAAAAACGGTGGATAATGTTACTTTCGTGACGCGCAACAACGGTCAGTGGGTAGAGTCAAGCATCCCGTTTTACGAAACCGCAAGGGATCAGGAGTTTGGCATCTTTGATCCATTGGCCCACGACAGTCACGAGTTAAGCCTAGACGGGTCAGTGGGGTACTGGCGTTATAACGATCACCTCATGTACTCGCATCCATTCTCTGAGTGGCGGTCTGGCGACCCGTTTTGGGCGTGGCCTGGAGCAAAAACCTCATTTGAAACTTTGACGCACGACTCTCAAGGGTGCTTTTGGGACGACTGGAGTACGGTAGCAATGAGCACAACCTATGTGAATCTTATACCGGATAACACTAACTACGAATGGATAAGAAACGAGGAGGACAGAGAGTACCCAAGTAACAACTGCGGAAAGTGGCTGTGGTTAAGAAGTAGCGAGAAAACTGCCGACCATGACAGTATAACTGGGACCGTGCTCAGGTACTCTCCGCGCTACTCGAACACCCCGGGAGGGGTTTGGTACGATTATTATAGAAATTACTGGGTGAATTCAGCCACGGTCACAACTGATATACCAGGCTGTGAATTTTTAACATCATTTAGTGATTTTAGTGAAACTAAGGAGGAGAAAGGTCGCCCGTATTGTGGAAGCGATAATTGGCTTATGACAACGTATGGGCGGATGAATATAACAGACCACTGGGTAAGGTCTGCCGCTATCGGGCTAATAACAACGGCTGAGCTGATTTGGTCAGCAACCGCTCAAGAAGGGTCGACTCTGTACGAAGGGGCCTCGCACACTCCGGTTCCTATGTATTGGGAGCCCGGTTCACACATGACCTTCACTACAGAAATTGGCGGCTCCACAATACCAGAACCTTTCGTTTATGTGGCGAGCACTGTTGCGAACGATAAAGCGTGTCTGATTCTCGGCCTGACTAACGATGGGTTTAGCGAACCTTATATTGATGAAGAGTGGCTGGGTGATCGGTACGGCTATCCAAACCCTCCGACTTACGCTTCTCCTCACAGCCTTTACGGGTATGACGGAGAGTCAGTGACAGACCTGTCCAGTCTGCTGTCGTACATGCACTGGGAGCTAGGTCCGTTCGTTTATAATACTACAAGCAGATGGTATGCGCGCGACCAAACCGAGGTTGCCGTTTATCTTCCGTTCCCGACCACACGAGCCACCTCCTAGGTACGGCCCCCTCGTTAAGACAAACGACAGATGATTTGCGACAAAAAAACGGGCGTGTGAATTTGTCGCAAATCATCTGTAAATTCGTCGCAAATCATCCGTCGGGCTACACTGGCTTCGCACCGTGCTGTTCGGCGCGCTTGTGCCAAGCACCGAACCCGACAATCAAACCCTCGCGGCCCTGCCGCGCTTGCACGCCGCCGGCCTGGTCACGATGCGGGAACTGGTGGCACTGATCGCGGCGGGCGCGCCGCTGGCGCTGTGCCGGGGCCTGGTGCCAGACGAGCAACTGGCCCTGCTCGATCCCGCGGCGGCACCGCCAGCTGCGCCGCCTTGCGATTGGGAGCCAACCCTGACCCCTCTGCTCGCGTTACAGGTTGCCGAGCCCCGTTTCTGGCGCCGCTGGCCTGATGGTCCTAGTGACGCGCTCCTCGGCTGGCTGGAACAGATCCTGAGCGGCGCCGCCAACGTCACGTTGGTCCAGTCCGTGATACAGGCCCGTGCGATGCGCACCCTCACTTCCGTTGTTGCGTTGGCATCGATCGCTGGCGCACTGGACAGCGCTGCTGCCTGCCATCAGGTCATGGCACGCGCGTATGCACCCCTACCACTCCAGGAGCGCGAGCAGGTGATGGACCTGCTGTCCGACGTGATCCGCGCACCGTTGCTGCCCTGGCTCGCGGCCGAACTCACCGGCTGCGCCGAGACCGGCCCGCCACCGCCGCTGACGGTGCGCGAACGCCTGGCCCTCGTTGGCCTGTTGCATCCAACCCGCGACATCGTGCGTCCCGTGCTTGCCTGCCCGGAACGGGTGCCCGAGGAGGCGCCGCTGCTGGAGGCGGTCTACCGGCGCTTGTTGGCCGACTCACTGTTGCCACCGCTCCCACCACCACCACCGGCCCTGGCAGCCCTTCGTCCGGATTGGGTGGCTCGCCTTGCCACGCTACCTGGCTGGGGGCATTGGGCGGTTATGGCAGCAGCCAATTCCGTTCATCACGGCACTAATGGAGACTTACCATGACCGGGCGACCACCCCCGGCTCTGATGACGGAACTCCTCGGCATCTGGGCGTGCCTCGACCATTGTCCCTCCGGCTTCAGCATCCTGGAACTGGGGCCGGGCGGTCTGGTGCGCCACCAGGTCTCGGTGTGCCCCTGGAGTCCATCGCCGCTGCGCGTTGAGCTCGTAGATGGTGCCGAGGATCTGGCGGGCTGGCTAAACAGCCAGGCACCCGGCCATGCCGTGCTACTGCTCGACGAACTGCCCACGGATGACCAGACCTCGTTAGTCGCGCAGATTTACGACCTGGCACTGGACACGCGGGTCAACTTATCTACGGTTCGGCGCGATGCACAGGGGCGTCTCAGTCTCAATGGCGATGCCTGGTTCGATCCGTGCCAGACGGTGCCACCAGTCGGCCCCGCGGATGTCCGCGTGCGCCTGCGCGGCGCCCAGGAGCGATACCTGGCGTTACGCGATCTGCCGATCACGCTGGATGTTGAGATCGACGATGACTGCTGCGCGATCATCAGTCTCGATGTGCCGGATGGGGCAACCGGGCTGCCCGAGACGGCCTGGTTTACGCTCAGCGGAGCATCGCGCGGTCGGCTCAGGATCGACCTCACCCAGACCGATGAGGCGGCGATCCGCTGGCACCTGGACTACCACGGCGACGGCGGCGGACTGGTCCGTGCGGTTGCGCCCCAGTACAACGCCACCGGCGTGCCGCTGGAACTCGCGATCATCCTCGACTGCACCTGTCCGGATCAGTCCGCCTGGACGCAAGCGCTGCTGCTGGCCCGCGGCCAGCTGCCACTGGCGGCGGACCCCTACGCTAAAGAGGGCACTGCCGCCTCCGGGCGGGATTGGCCAGACTTCAACCAGGACATCAGGGCAGGGTTGGCCGATGCCCTGCGGGCCCTGGCAACCGACAAGTATCTCTCTATCAACGGTTTTTCCTGTACCGATGTGGAACGCTACGGGCTCGCCGCGCCGCCCGGTGTCACCCTGCCCCGCGCAACCTGTCTGTCGTTGGGGCGTCAGCCGGTGGGCGGGGCGAGGGCATTGTTCGCCGATGCTGCCTATTCGCCCGGTCTGGATGTCTGGGACCCGCTCGATGAGGCCCTGCACCTGGCCCGCGAGGCCTTGGCGCCAGCCACCGATTGCGCGCGGGCGGTGCTGTTCGTCGGCAACTCCCCCCCGACGCCTGACCCCGATGCCCCGGAGTTCGAGGCCATCCGCAGCTATCCGGGCCGGCGTAGCGGTCTGCGTATGCGCAGCATGACCTGGCTGGAGGATCTGCGCTGGTCCCGGCGCGAGGGCATCCCGGTGTTCTATCTGTTCCTGACCCATCGACTGCCATCCCCGGAGCAACGCTTGGCTTTCGACGCCTTCGCTGGTCTGCAAGGACGGGTTCATGGCGCCCTCAGCGAGCGCCTGCGGGTGCTGGAGCGCCCCGCCGATGCCGCCGGGGTGGCTGATGGTCTTCGGGAGGTACACCGTCTATTGCGCGGTGGTGAACGCTGGTCGAGTTGCGTGGAGTTTGTCGATGCGGCCCTCTGAGCAGGCGCGCGCCTGGGCGGCGCTGTCGCCGCAACAGCAGGTCCTCGCGATCCAGCAGGCCGTGCATGGTTCCGGGCTCGCGGCGTTGGTGCCGGTCGCGCGGGCGTTGGGGGTACTGTTGGCCTGGCTGCCCGCCGCGCAAGCGCAGGCGCTGCGCACGGCGTTGCTCGCCCCGATTATCGACCCGACCGGGTTGGACACGGCCCTCGCCGCATTGCGGGACGAGCGTGACGAGCTGGCCCGGCAACTCGCGACCAGGCGGGCGGACGGCCAGTGCCAAGCGGTCGAACAGCGGCTCCGGCAGTTGGATGCCGACTGCCGGCGGCTGTCCGCGCAGATCACGCAATTGCAGTCGGAACTTGTCGCCCTCGATGCGGAGATGCGTGCCTGGGGTGGCGCGGTGCCCGACCCAGACGGTACCGACACAGTTGTGCCGTCGGTGCGGGAGGTGACCTCGCATGGGGACCCATCGGTGCCGACAACCAACCCCGCATTCAATCGGATACTGATCTCCGCGGGAGATCCAGCCATGGCCGGAGACCTCTGTCAATTCGTCGCCCGGTTGCATGACCAGCTCCACCAGCAGTGCACCGACCTCAACGTGGACACCCGCACGGAGATCACCCGATTGACCACGGAACTGGCGACGCTGGCCGATGCCGACGCCCAGTGCACGAGCCTGGAACAGGTGCAAGCCGCCCTGCGACAACGCTGTACTGCGTTGGAAGACCGCCTCGAACAGCGTCGGGCGGCACTTGCGCGACAGCGCGCTGCGCGCTGCGCCGGCACCCAGTCTGACATCGGCGCGCTGCTCGATGAATGCGAGGCCCTGGCCGCCGATGCGGTGCTGGCGGACGCCGCCGGGTTGCTCGGGGCCCACCCGGATACCTTTACGCCAGCGGCCCTCGCCCAGCGGTTGGCTCGGGATCTACGCCCCGAAGAGGTCCGCGGGCACCTGCGGGACCGCCTCGTGCTGGCCGCCGCGGACACCGCCGGGATGCCCCGGCTGGCAGAGGAAGAGGCCGGGATCGCGGCCGAGTGCGAAGCCCTGGCGCAGGAGATTGCGGACCTCGAAACCGCGCTGCGGGAGGCCCACCGGGTCGATGCCACCCTGCTGGCCCAGTTGAACGGCCTCGATGCCTGGCAACTCGACGAATTCACCGCGCAGGTGCAGACCTGGCAGCGGCGCCTGGCGATCGAACAGGACTGGGCCATCCCGATCAACATCGCCGGAGGGCTGGACGATGGACATTGACCAACTGCGCCGCGAGCTGGACGCCCTGGTCCGGCGTTGCCAGGCCGGCGAAGCGGTGTTGGAGGCGCTCGACGCATTGGCCTCCACCG